ACAACTGAAAACATTTGACTACTTTATAACCTCTCTGGAGCCTAAGAAGTCTGATGAAGTTGTTCTGGTTGAGTTTGGCGAAAAGTCAGTTCAGGAATACGGTCAATGGCCATTCGACCGTAGAGACATTGCTGCGACTATTGAACGTCTGCGTGCTGCTGGTGCTGCAGCTATCGTCGTTCCTATTCTTTTTAGTGAAAAAGATCGTGCTGGCGGTGATGCCGATTTGGCAAAGTCTATCGCAGCTGGTGGTGTCGTTATATCACAAACACCAACAGCTCAGCGAAGAGCGCCAGATGCAGTTCGCAGAGGCTTTGCTAGTATCGGCGATGATCCTAATTCATGGGTCTATTCTTGGCCTGGGGCTGTATCTCCTCTACGATCTTTCGCAGACGTTGCCGAAGGGGTTGGGGTTCTCGCTGCAACACCTGAGCGTGACGGGGTTGTTCGTCGCTTGCCTATGCTGGTTCGCATTGGGGATGCACTGTATCCTTCACTTGTATTGGAAACCCTACGAGCAGTGGCTGGAGATCCATCTTATCAAATCAAGACGGGTCAAGCTGGTGTCGAAGCAGTCCGCATCCCGCAGTTCCCCGCAATCGCGACCGACGAGCGTGGGCGTATCTGGACAACATGGAACAACAGTTTCGAGCGCACCGATGCAACAGAAATCACAGCAGATAAAGTCGAAGGAAAAATTGTTGTCTTAGGATTGACGATTGAAGGCGTTGGTGGGATTATCGGCACGCCGTTGGGTGAAAAGTGGAGCCATGAAGTTCAAGCTGCTGCATTGCAAACTTTGATAGATGGATCAAGTATAACCCGACTGCCTTTCGCGAAGACTCTTGAATTGCTCGTTCTGTTTGTAATGCTAGGATTATTGCTTGTTCTTGTGCCAAGAACGTCTGTTTCATTAACAGTGCCATTATATCTAGCATTTGTTGGATCCTTTGCATATGGTTCTTACTACATGTTCAAAGAACACATGCAGCTCTGGGATGCTAGTTATTTATTGTTGGCTGGTAGTTTCAACTTTGGTCATCTAGTTTACAACAACTTCGCGCGCGAGAATCGTCTGAAGTTGCAGATTAAGAAACAGTTCGGAACGTATCTATCACCAGCTCTTGTTGAAAAACTTCAGAAGAATCCTGAGCTATTACGCTTAGGAGGAGAGACTCGTGAGCTATCAATCATGTTTACTGATGTTCGTGGGTTTACTGCTATTAGTGAGCATTATGGAAGCGACGTTCAGGGACTAACGCAGATTATGAATCGCTACATGACAGCGATGACAGCAAGGATCCTACAGAACAATGGAACACTCGACAAATATATCGGGGATGCGCAGATGGCATTTTGGAATGCGCCTCTTGATGATCGCGATCATGCTAAAAATGCAGTTCGTACGGCTCTCGCAATGCTCGGCGACCTTGAGGCTTTTAACGCTTCTATCGCATCTGAAGGCGTTCCTGCTTTTGGTATGGGTCTTGGTGTCAATTCTGGCAATGTTGTCGTTGGGAATATGGGCTCTAACCAAAGATTTGATTATACCTGTTTGGGCGATAGTGTCAACTTGGCTTCGCGCTTAGAAGGACAGAGTAAGCCATATCATGTCAAGATGATCATTGGTGAGCGAACAGCAGAACTGCTCGACGGAGAGTATCCACTAGCAGAGCTCGACTGCATCGCCGTCAAGGGTAAGACGAAAGGCGTTCGCATCTTTACTATCGTTGACGGAACAGGTGTCAATAGAGCATATCTAAAGACACACGAAGATTTCTTACGCTACTATCGCCGTCAAGATTGGGATTTGGCTAAACAGCATATCCTATATCTTGAAGGCGCATTCAAAGGTGAACTTCGCGATTACTACAAGATGATGCTTGAGCGAATTGAAGAACTGGAAGCTAATCCTCCAGGCAAAGATTGGGATGGTGTCTATCGTGCAACAAGCAAATAACTTTTGTCCAGCTCCTTGGGTAGGTTTATACTATCATAGCAATGCTGCAAGTCCATGCTGCACGATGGGTACTCAAAGTATGTCACCGAAAGAATACTTTGGAAGCGATTGGTTATCTTCACTTAAACAAGAGTTCTTAGATAACAAAAAACCAGAACGATGCAACTCATGCTGGATAAAAGAGCGTCAGGGCCTTAAGAGTATTCGTGGTCATTTCCTTGACGAAAACTATGAAATAGAAACGCAAACTAAACACTTAGAGCTTCGCGAAAGCAATCTGTGCAACTTTGCTTGCAGAATGTGCAATCCTACCGATAGTGTGAAGATAGAAAGAGAAATCGAAGATCATCCAGAATTGAGTAGATTTTACAGCCCAAATTCTAACTCCGACATGACAGATGATAACTGGGCGCAAATACTCGAGGTATCTAAAAATCTGAACTCGTTGTATCTAACTGGCGGCGAACCTATGCTGATGAAGAGATATTATGATCTATTAGATTTTTTGATAGAAAACAATAGACAAGACGATATCACTCTTCGCATTTATACGAACTGTAGCGTATACAATCCTATCTTTATTGAGAAGCTATTGAAATTCAAAAAAGCTGAACTCATCCTCAGTATCGATGCTGTAGGTAAAGTTGCTGAATATCAAAGGCATGGAACTAATTGGGAAACTGTTCGTGCTAATATCTTTAAGTTCGCAGAGCTCCCAATAAGATTAGGGATACACTCTACGATCAGCGCATATTCGATTTTAGACGTGTCTGCTTTAGCCAGCCTATTCGTAGAGATACAAGAATACGAGTTTAGACAAGCTCATCTGATGAAATTCAATGCACATGTAGTACGAGTTCCAGCTCCTCTTGACTATGCCAACTTAAACATAGATCTGAGGATTCGCGCAGTGAAACAGATAGATGACGCCGTAAAGAAACTAACAAATAGATTGTTTTCGATATACGTCGACGAGCTTTTGGCTTTGAGGAAACAGCTTCTAGATAGACGCGATTGCAACTATTCTCTATTCGTTTCTATGACTAAAACGCTAGATAACGTTCGTAATCAAAGTTTCGAAAACGTTTTTGGCTATAAGATATAAATAGGGGAGCAGAAACATGGAGCTCCCTGATGGCTACAGCATCTAGACAAGAATTTAAGGACTATATCCTACGCCGCCTTGGCGCTCCTGTCATCGACATCAACGTAGATGACGAGCAGGTCGAAGATCGCATCGACGACGCTCTGCTCAAGTTCCGCGACTATCACTATGACGGTATGCAGCACGTCTATCTTCCGTATCAAGTAACGGAAGCGGATCGCGATAATAAGTATATAACACTCCCAGAAGATATGATCGGTGTCACGCGCATCTTCGACGTGAACGACTCGTACGGCGCGATGAATCTGTTCAATATCCGCTATCAGCTTCACCTAAACGAACTATTCAACATTTCTAGCGTGTCGGTTACGCCGTATGTCGTAGCGATGCGCCACATCGAGTTCCTGGAAGAGGTGTTCGTCGGTAAGAAACCAATTCGCTTCAATCGCCATCAAGATCGCTTATATGTTGATATGGCGTGGAAAGACGACGTTCTTGTAGGCAGTTTCATTATCATCGACGGTTATAAGACTGTCAATGCAGAAGAGTTTCCTGACGTATGGAACGACCCATGGCTCAAGCAGTATGCGACTGCGTTGGTTAAGCGTCAGTGGGGTGAGAACCTTAAGAAGTTCGAAGGTATGAATCTTCCTGGCGGTGTGACGTTCAATGGTCAAAAGATCTGGGATGAGGCGCGCGAAGAAGTCGAAAAGCTAGATCAAGAAGTTATTAACAACTACTCGCTGCCTGTCACTGATATGATCGGATAAAAATGGCCACGAACAAATACTTCAACTATTTTACGTTTGGTCGTGAACAAGATACGGCTGAAGACTTGATCATCGAGTCAATCAAGATTCATGGTCTTGACGTGAAGTATTTGCCTCGCACCATCATTGGTCCTGACGCTCTGCTCGGTGAAGATCCTCTTTCTAAGTTCGACGACGCGATTGACATCGAGATGTATGTTAAGAACACACAGAACTTCGAAGGCGAAGGTGATTTCCTTTCTAAGTTCAATCTTGAGATTCGCGACTCTATGACTCTTGTTATGGCTCGCAAACGTTGGGAACAAGTATCTAACGAAAAGGTTCTCACGGAAGTAGGCTATAACATTCAGCTCGAAGAAGCGAACACTGGGCGTTGGGCTAACTCAGTCGCGCTTCGACTCGAGACTGGCGGAACTGAGCAGTATCAAACGACTTCACCGCGTCCGTTCGAAGGTGACTTCATTTACTTTCCGCTGAACAAGAAGTTGTATGAAGTAAAATTCGTCGAGCACGAGCAAGTGTTCTATCAGCACGGTAAGCTCTACACATATGAGCTGCGTTGCGAGCTTGTAGATCGTATCACAGGCATCGATCTTGCTACAGGCAACACAGAAATCGACGCTATCGAAACTCGTTACAGTCAGGATATTCTGCAGTATCAGTTCCTCTACGAGGACGGCGATATCCTACAGAACGAGGACGGCGAATACGTTCTTCAAGAATACAGAGTCGAAGAGCAAACCAAAACAGCCAACAACGAGATTTACTTCCAGAAGTCGTTCGAGTATATCGACTTCAGTGAAAGAAATCCATTCTCTGAAGTGGATCGCTACTAATGTTTGGATCACAGTTTTACCATCAGTCGATTCGCAGATACGTTATCATGTTTGGCAACATGTTCAACGATCTCGTCGTTCGTCGCTACGATGCAGCAGGTACTAACGTAGGTGCGATCGCTGTTCCGCTTTCGTATGCACCAAAAGAAAAGTTTCTTGTTCGTATCACACAAGATCCTGCGCTAGATCAGCAGGTAGCCAT